CTTTTGATGCAAATTGAGCATTAACATCATCAACCGCAGATTGCCCACCAGCGGCCGCGGCATTTGCTACAGCTTGTGTATAAACTGCTTGTTGAGATTGCGCTGTGGATATCTGTGATTGCAGGGTTGATACTTGCGATTGATAATCTGCTGATAGAGAATTCAATGAATCAACATCAGCTGGCAATAGAGTAGGATCTAATGGAGTTATATCAGGAGTAACTGCTCCTGTGGTGCCGAGTTGGGTAGAAGTGCCGCCCGTACTATCAGTTCCAGCTCCGCCACCTATTACACCTTTTGGTGTCGCAGTAGTTTGACCATTTGTGCTAGAGTTTCCGCCCTTGAATAAACTTAGTGCGCCACCGACTACACCGCCACCAATGCCAACCGGTGCTCCGGATGGTATGTTTCCTCTGTTACCTATCGTGCCTAATACACCACCTAGTATACTATATCCTTCTGCTTGTATGCCAGCTGAATTCAACTTACCAACATTCTTTGCTAGATTGGCGGCTGATAATGCTGTTCCTAATATTGAAGTTGGTCCAGTACCATTACCACCAAATATTTCTTCGGCACCTGCGATAACACCGCCCGGACCAAATAACGTACCTGTGCCACCACCTTGGATGCTCAACGGACTTGGAGTTGTATCATAGTGGAACGTTGTCATCCCCGGCGGATCCTGTCGGGTAACCCGACCCTTACCATAGAAAACTGTTTCGTACTGCACGTTCATTTTGTTTTCTGAAAAACTGGTTTGTGATTGATCTAAGTGGGGATGATCCCAAGAGGTTACTAATGGGTTGATTAAAATATAAGAGTTGAAAACAGATCTGTTTAATTGATATATTATAATCGCTCTAAAGAACGGATCGGGTCCTTGATTATTGTTTAGACCATAAGCATTGGGCGGTACTAATTTTGAAGTGTAGGGACTGTACTTTGTATTGCCAAAGGCAGGATTACTTGCTTGTTGCATTGAATCCGATGTTGGCGAACTTGTTGCACTTCCGTACGTGGTATCTGCATAATAATATCTAAAATAACTTTGCCATAACTCGCTGGTTGTATTGCTCATGTCATCATGGAACGTGATACCAACAGGTTGATAATTTATTCTTGTTTGTATATTCGTGTGTCTATTATACTGATTTAATTGTTCTGTTTGAATTTGAAACTTAGGCAAATCTGCTTGCTTGACCAGCATCCCCGCTTCGATGTTTTGATTTTTTCCGTTGCTAAGAATACCTTTTACGTTTGCTCCGCCTAGTACTTGACCTATTGTGCCAAATAATCCGCTAGATTGACTGTTGGCTCCTGCTGATATCGCTGTTTGCGCAGATGGGTTGATAACAAAATATGTATAGTACATCCACCCAGCTTTGGGTGTTAATGCGTATAAGTTATCTCCATATAATCGTGCGGCATGCTGGAAATCGCCCATCGTGCCTTTGGGATTAGATGCGCCCGAGAAGACACTGGATAAAAAGTCAGTAATATTTGGCATGAAGTATTTAGCCGTAAAAAAAGGCCCAGAAAAAACCGAGCCTTTTTATACTATCTACTACGTTGATTAACCAGCGGCTAATGAACCTAATGTACGACCGACGTTTGTACCGATTCCAATTGGATTACCTGCGGTATCTGTTTGGATCGCGTTATCGAACTTGATTGTTAAGCTGATATCTAACGCTTCTGAACTTGAATAGTCTACTTGTTGATAAGTGATATCACCAACATAGCAACCAATCAACTCAAATGTTTCTAAAACTGTTGGATCAAATGCACCGTTACCACCGTCTAGGATTTCGATAACAGTTGTGAACTTGTAATCAATGCCTGAACTTGCAGATGCTTGCTCGAAGAAGTCGAATTGTTTCTGAATTTGCTCGCCACATAGCTTGCTAACTGCACTTGACTGATCATCACGGATTACCAATGTGATTGGATCCCATGTGTATTTGCCAGCGTAGTTAATCTTTGAGTTGTAAACATGAAGTTCCATGTTCTCAAAAGATACCTTTGGACGAGTTACGTTCATTACCTGCTTAGTAATTTCAGTTGTTGGTTTAGTAACACCGAAATTCTGTAACTGAACTCTAAAACGATATTTCAGTTTTGGCATCAACAAGCCTTGACTGCTTGCGCTTTGTCCTGCCGGTAATGGAACTGATAATTTACTTAAACTTGCGATTGCCATCTAAATGCTCCTTATTCTCTTATATTTACCCAATTATGCTTTCTTCAAATCGCCCAAATTACCGGCGGCAATTGCACCTGTGTTCAATAAGCGAACTGGAACATAAATGAATTCCACTGCTTTAACTGGTTCAATTGCTATGTCGACCCATAATTCTGATCTGTCAATTCTAGCAGGGGTATTGTTGCTAGTATCGCAAACTACCAAGTAGTCATAGATAGCACGTTGACCGACAAGTTCTAATAAGAAACTGTCGACTGCGTTTTTAACTTCGCTACGTGTGATTTGATCGTTTGGTTCAAATAAGTATGGGCTTACTAAGATACTTAACTGTCTACGTAGGTACGCTACTAAACGAGCTACGTTGATACGATCTAATGCACTTGCGGCAGGTGCACGTGTGTAGTTACCAAAGTTAACAATACCGCTACCTGTTAGTGTTGGGATTGGATTAACTTTAACACCAGCTAACACATCGCGTAGGCTTTGTGGAAGTGCTGTTGTAATAAACTCACCTGTTTGTCCGTCGATGTAACCAACTGACGTTGCATTGTCTACATTACCACGACGGATACCTGCTGGTGCAAACCATTCGTATGATTTAGCATCGCTGTTGATGAATGTACGTAACATCATATGACTTGGTGGAACAACAATATAGTTTCCTGTATTGTCATTTGTGTAACCACTTGGATAGAACATAGCCATGTAGTCATCATATGTTACTGCGCCTGTGTCGTTGTTGTCTAATGCTAGGGCGGCATTGCTACCCCAATTTTGTAATGATGTACCATCGCTTGGTAAGCGGAATGGTGTATCACCGATAACGAACGCTGTTTGACCGCGGTCTGTATTTAGAGCAACTAAGTTTCCAATAGCTTCTGGATAACCAGGGCAAGCAATCAAGTTAAACACTAGGCTGTCTGTATCACGTATCGCTGTGTTTGTATCAATTAGAGCTTTTAGAGCCGCTACTACGAAACCGCGTTGTGCATGGCGACCGAATGAACCAGAACCATCATTTTGGTTAGGACTTACAGTTACCCAACGTGCAGTTGCATATGGAGTAGTTGAGTTAGAACCATCCATTGGCTCAGTGTAACGTGGGTTAACACCGTTATTTGCATAGATGTTAATGTAGTTTGCTTCGTAACGTTTTACGTTAAATCCTGAACGACGTAGGTTCCACAAACGTGTACCACGTGGATAGCCAGTTGGATCTGGTGCATCTGGATCTAAGAAACTGCTTAACAACATTGTTTGGATTGAAGCAGGTGCTGATGAGTAACCATTAGTTGACCAACGTGCATCAGCAAATACCCAACCGCTTGGACTTGTGTGATCTGTAACGTCTTGTTGTATCCACTTTAGTAAATTACCATTGTAAACATAAACCACTTGACCATAAGTCTCGATATCTGAACGATTGATCCAGATATCACCATCTGCAAGAGCTGTTACGCCATCGCTTTGTTTTGTTGGTTGACTTGAGCTTACGATAGGACCGTTTGGATCAGTTGCTGGGAATGCTGTTCTATAACCAACCCATGCTGTACCGTTGTTGTACATAATATCAACTTGATCGGTAATTGAATCATACCATAATGTGCCATCTACTGGAGGTGTTACTGGCTCGCTTGGGCTTGCTGTTGTAAACAATGGCGCCCAGTTACTTGCACAAGTTGTAAAACCGTCTGGCTCGTACTGTCCTAATGGATAGTAGTTTGCTGTGTATGCAGTTGTAGGAACATCCATGTTATAAGCAGTAAATCCTAATAGACCTAATACATTGTTTGGATCAAAGAATTTAATATCACCACCAGTTGCGTGTGTGATTGTTACTGTGTCGTCAGCATTGTGTGTTGCTGTGACGTTAGTAAATCCTGCGGCATTAACGGCTGTTACAAAAGCACCTGCCCATGTATCACCTGCGCTTGGTGTTTGAATAGTAACAGTAACACCATTACCATAATTCAATTGACCTGCTAGACTTTCTTTAATCTGTAGAGTTGTACCGTTTACTAAAGTAGCAGGAACACTTAATGCCTTGCTTGAAATAGTAGTTGGACTAACTGCAACACGTTGCTTGATTTCAAAACCTAATGTGATAGGTAAAGTTGTTGTTGTTGATGCTGTACCATTACCGTGATCGTAGTTGGCTTCAACAAACAATGTACCAACTGGAATGTTTACACCGCCACCGCTCTTGTCGATGTTATATAATGCGGCCGCTGTGCTTGCATATAATGGAGCCGCAATCTGTGTAAATGATTGTGTCGATGCTGAGTACTGTTTGATTTTCCAACTTGCGCCACTATTTGGACTTGTTGTTTTTAAGTATATAGAACCGTTTGGTGCTGTGCTATAGTTAGGATATTGTGTATGAGGAGCAACAGTCATCTGTGGACCTGTATATGTTCCTGCTGGCACACCTAATGTATTAAGCGTAGTTGCGTTACCTGCAACTACAACGTTACCTGGGTACAAGTCTGTGTATAGTTCTAGTTTACCTGAACTGTTAGCTTTAGCACCAATACCTTTTGTATGTAGTGTGCTGTTGATACTTGCGGCAACGCTTGCTACTGTACTTGCTGTTGTAACAGTAATTGAATTACCGTTAATTGTAATAGCACCTGGCGATGTTGCAAAATTTGGATTACTGTTGATACCAGTTACAGCTGGCCAACTTGTTTGCCATGTTGTTGCTACGAATGTTGAGTTGTTAACATTCGATGTGAATGCTGTTTCACCTGCTGAACCAACTTGAACCCAATTTCCGTTTGTATTTTTATAATACATTGTATTCATATCTAGTCTATCTAATACGACACAATATGAACCTTTGGAACCTAGGCTTGGTTTTGGAGTTTCACCGTCGGCACCCACTGTATTATTTGCACGATTTGAAGCGTCAATAATAATAGGTTGTTTGTTAGCAAATGTACCTGTTGCAGAGTTCCATTCAAATAAACCAAATAGTGTATTTGAACTGTCTAACCAATATGAACCATCTGCGGGAGGACCAGCCGGTGCACTTGATTGGGCTGTTAACTGACTTAGGTCAACGTTAGCACGAACAACGTATGCCTTAGAACTTACACCTAGTAAGCTGTAAGCGGCTTGTAGACCGTATTCGTTAAGTTCACCACCGTTGATTGGATTACCTTGTGTATCTGTATAGAACACAGGAGTTCCGAATGTATCTGTCAAGTCACGTTGACTTGTGATTGTGTATACTTTTCCAACATTAGATGGATCTGTTCCAACTGCTAGGCCTGTATTTGAGGCGTTTGATTTGTTTGCGGCGCTGGCCACAATAACTAGAGGTACTGTACCAGGGGCCGCTGGTGTATAGAAACTCTCATCTATAACTGTTACGCTTACGCCCGGTGATTGTAATGTGTTTGCCATTTACTAACTCTCCCAATAATGGTTTTATCAGAAGTATTTAGTGTGTATTGATAATTTTGCCCATAAATATCTATGAAAAAGGGCACCTAAAAGGGCGGGGTATGATTAGATCTCTATGTAAAACGTGCGGCAAACGACCAGTTGCGGTCAATTATCACAAGGATGGCAAAACATTCTATAGGAGCACGTGCGACCATTGTGCAAGGAGTAGAGATATTGGTCGACCTAAATGGCAAGCCTCGGGCTATAGGTTAAAAGATACTTGCGATAGATGTAGCTATACCAGCAAGTATTTAGAGCAGTTTGATGTTTACTATGTAGATGGTGATCCTAGTAATTGTAGACTGTCTAATTTAAAAACAGTATGCGCTAACTGTCAACGCATACTGCATAAACTCAAGCTACCATGGAAACGGGGAGATCTCCGACCAGATTTTTAACCTGATCGTATAAGTCATCGATGCTACCATTATTGTCTAGTATAGCATCAAAGTCTGTTCCTACCCATGCTGTTTCTGATGCATGGATCCCTGTTTTTTCTAATCTATGTTTACTGGTTGCCCATGTTAAATTACCGTTCGGGCCTTGATTTACACTAACGGCGGCATCGTACCATTCGGGCTCTGGGCCACGAACAACACGAACAACAATGCCGCCGGCGGCTTTAATTGATTTAATTTCATTAGGAAAACGGCAGTCACTAATGACTATGTCATCTTTCGAGTTGCGTAGTTTATTCTCTAATGCGGCAATCCAAATATCGTCATGGAAGCCTTTGCGGCAAACTTCAGTTCCCCAGTATTGTAATACCCAACGTGGTGTTAAATGAGGCATACCTAAACGTTCTGCCCACCACGGATCTACTTGTTCTCGCCATTCCCGGGCTGATTTAGTTCGCCCTTCTAACATTGTACGGTCCCAGCCGAACACTTGAGCTACAGCATCTTTAAGGCTGTTAGCAAAACTTTCTCTTCTAAATTCATGGAAATTTGTTAGATAGTCGGCAATGGTATCTTTGCCCGACCCAATAAAACCGCACACACCTATAATCATAGTATCCCCCAGTCGATACTATATTTTATTACAACTGTGTTACGAAGTCAACTGTTTTTGGTTAGCCGACTACAAACCA